AGAGCATCGTTTGGTTATCTCTTCAACCATGGATAAATCCACGGCATCATTAGAGCCCTGAGTTATCATACCCACCTTCTCTCAATGAGAGGCAAAGTGTCTTAGATGAGACGAGAGATCGTTGTCTACCCATGGACTTATAGGTCGTTGAGAAGAATTCACGAATGATTCTTCAAAATAACGTGCCACAGGTTTGGGTTCACCCTCTCTCCGAGTATCCCGCATAGTTCTGTCCTAGGACAGCAGCGGAAGGAGTCGGAATAATTTCCTTCACCATTTTACTACTCACCATTTATGTCATCCCTTTCACCTCGAAGGTTCTTTCAGTAGACAATCAATGACGAGGTTCATCCGGATGTACGGTATGTTATCCGTCACCAGGTATGCGCTTTCAAGATCACTAAGTCCTACCCTCCTAATGAGAGTGGTTAGATACGAGTCGTCATGAAACACTTCGTCCAAGATTGTAGGCTGCTTCATACCACCTACAACCCTCAAGTCCGCTACTGTAGCAGCGAAACATCGTATATTGTACCAGTCAACGCAAAAGCGGTAAGAGTCGTACATTTACTTGAAAAGTTAAATGTCAGATTCCCGCCCTGCGAGACCACGGTAACATACATAACGAAGTTTGCAGCCGTAGCAGCACTATTCACCAATCCAGTATCGTATGAGAAAGTAAAAGTCGTTCCTAGGGCCACTCCGAGTCCAGCTAAATCAGCTGTTACTACTGGTGCGTCTCCTGTTATGACCGTTCCCGTCCATGCCCCGGTGATCACAAAAACACCAGGCCGATTGAACGTGAGCACTTCTCCAGAGATCTGGACAGGCAAGCCTCCCAAGATTTCAGGGAGGTCACCAAAACAATTAGTTCGAGTTATTGAACCGTTTGCCACGATATAAGACGAGATTGCTTGCGCAATTGTATTAAAGCCTACCTGAGGAGTGATCAGCTCGACGACGTAACGAACATAAAGTTCGCCAAATCCCGTTGCTGCCACATTCTGGGAGGCTGCAAATAGATTGCCGATATCATATGTTTTGATATCTAAATTAGCAGCCAAGTTTCCATATCTGATGTAATGTTGGTCGCCTAGTTTTCGAAGATCTGTTGCAACTGCGTTAAATTCGCAGAAGTTCCAGGCCGCCGATCGCACAGCGCCATTATAAGACATCATTTGTTGCTTCGACATGGGAGTCGAATCCGCCGCATCGTAGTCGACGGCAAGCATTACGCTGCCGCCGATCGAGGTCGGAGAATACGTCTCATACTCGAAGGACAATTCCAGAAAGCGATAAGACTCAAACCCAAGGGCTTGAGTAGATAGCCAAGGGAATGTTTGGAACATCCCTGGGTTTATCGGAAAGGATACCACATTAAATACGGTATCCCCGACCACGCTACTGGACAAATCGGCCAAATACTCTCGATGCGAGAACCGCACTCTACCATCTTTCTGGTACCTAGAATAATCAACTTTAGGTTGACCAATCTTGGTCCTTCGATCGTAGGCAGAAGCGACACTCGAGGATTGATTTGGATTATATACTACCATTTTACCATTACTATTCTGTTTTCTTGCACGTGCGTTCGCCCTTTGGCGACGACGGCGGGCTTGCTTAGTCGAAATAGGATTATTCGATCTTAACATGTCTAATATGGGATCCACCCAGACAAGAGTGGACTGTACATCACTATGAAACTCGGTCTTCGCTAACCTTTTCTAAAGATCACGCAAAGATTAAGGGACGCCGTGCAGTCTCTCGGCATTTTGTTTAGCACGGAACTATTAAGTTCCAGCTAGCAAGGCCAGAACACCGTTTTGGGTCATTACTCATAGCAACCCCATTGGCCACAAGGGCCACCAGGAATGAATCGTGAGGTGGATAAGGGGAAATATCCTCATCCTTACGCAGGTTAATCAACCTGTCTACCTTACTGACTCAATCCCGGGGTACGACAATGTAAGAGAGCGGTGGACAAGGAGGCAACTTTGTAGCAAAGAACTGCATCTCATTCGAGTACAGCTCAATAGCTTCCAAAGATAACTTCCTCGGCTTGTGATTACGTTCCCTACCCAATCTCGAAATCATTACTCTATCAGAGACCATCTCTGTTCCGTGAGCTGCCTGGGCTGCATATGCAAGCCTAGACAACCACTCGTCAGAGTCATCAACTGATTCATAAGAATTCGGGACGTAGGGCCCAGCGATCATTCGCCAATTAGCCATCGCGCCTGCAATTTTAGCAGTCGGTATATCCAGAGATTTTAGACGGTAGAGAGCCAATTCAGGGTTATCCACGAATCGTGCCGCAAGTTCCCTCTGAGAGGGACTTATGCGCCAGTCAGGTGAAGCCCACTTTGGATCTACTCCGAAGCCGCCAAGGTGTACCGGTAGGAACCAATTAGGTCGATACATTTGCCCGAACCAATCCTGACTCCAACGTGAGAAGGCTAGCGGGATGCACGAGACTGCCCAAGGGCAGATCTCACACATAGCGCTAAGGTCCTTTCCAATCAAAGAAGGTGTCGCATTACTGCGTCCCTCCTTTATGTTGTTGCCGAGAAGAATTCGTTGA